GACCCCGTAGCCCCCTAGATGATGAGTGAGGTGCGGCAAACCTTCGCTATATCTTGTATCTGCGAGGGTCGCGAGGGTCTGGCGAGGGTTTGAATGCAACCCTCGCGTAACTTTTTATCCGACATTTCAGAGGGTTAGGGTCGGTCTGCGAGGGTTGCGAGGGTTTTCGCCTGCGCATGTATAGATCAGCGGGGTTAAGGGGCTGGTCAATGCTGCTGCCTCTCTGAAAAAATCCCTATATACACACGAGAAAACCCTCGAAACCCTCGCAGAGTGTTCGTAAGTCAATGAGAATTATGGTATAATTGGCTTGCGATGGTTTTCATGAACTATCGCTAAACCCTCGCAACCCTCGCAATGGTGGTGAAGCTCATGAAACAGGCGATCGGGATCGAGAAGTTGCTGGCCTGGACCTATCGTGAAGAGCTGCCGAAGGCTGGCGCGGCGCGATCCCTCTCAGGGGTGGGCATCGGCAGAGCGCATCGGGCCGTCGAGAAGTATGGGCGATACCTCAGCCTGATCGACTGCGATGGCGAGAACCGCTTCGGCGTGGTCTCGGATCTCATGGCGATGGAAGAGCCGCATCCGGATGCCGTTCGCGTCTATGAGGCCGTCTTGGCGCTTGAAGGCGTCGAGATCGATATGCCGGAAGGGTGGAACCCGCTTTCCGACATGGCGGCCATTGGCGACGAATTGCCTGCGATCCTCGGCAAGGCCATGGCCGGCCTGATACGGACGAACTGCGCGCTGCTCGTGCGGCGGCATGCGATCATGGGCGGCGCGCCCGCCTGGGAAGCCGAGATGCCGGTGCGCCGTGTAGTGACGCAGCAGGGCGTCCCGCTCTGGTTTCGGCGCATCACGGTCGAAACGTCGGCAGGGCCGGTTGAAACCGAGGTGAACGGGTTCGATCGGAAGGGGCGGCGGCCCATGCCGGGCGCCTATCGCAAGACATATCTCGATCCTGATCCGACCGAGGCGGCGATCGGCCGGGCGGAATATGAGGCCTGGCATGCGGCGCTGGCGCACCTCGTCGGGGTGTTGGCGGGAACGCTCGACGCCTATGAACTGCTGCCGACCGAGCGTCCGGCCCGGCCATGGGAGGAAGGCACGGCCGAACCGGCGCGCATCCTCCCCGCACGCGAACAGGTCGCGCCTGTGTCAGGCGCCAAAAACGGAAAGCGAAGAGCCGCTTGACTTGCGACGGCAAGTTGACATAGCCTCATCCACGGTAAAAAGGATGATCGAAGCCCCGCAGGTTCGCCCCGCGGGGTTTTTGCATTTCGGGGTGGCGCACCGTGCTGACCATCTCGATCAAGTCCAATATCGATGAGGCGCGGAAAGCGCTCTTCCTCGATCGTGAGCAGTTCGAGCGCGAACTCCCCAAGGCGCTCAACTTCACGGCTGCAGAGTCCCGCAAGGAACTGCGCGCCGAAATGGAGAAGGTGTTCGACCGCCCGACGCGCTTCACGCTGAACGGCATGTTCGTGCAGCAGGCGACACGGGTGCGGCTCGAGGCCGCTGTCTTCTTCAAGGATTTCGCGCCCAAGGGTACGCCGGCCGGCAAATATCTGCTCGCGCAGGTCGAGGGCGGGACGCGGCGGCAGAAGCGCTCGGAACGTGCCTTTGCCCTGGCCGGTCTTTCGGGCAACCGCGGCTTCTGGGTGCCGGGATCGGGCGCGCCGCTTGACGCCTATGGCAACATCTCCGGGCCGATGATGGTCCGCATCCTTGCCGAGGTGAAGGCCTTCGGCGAGGTGGGCTACACGGCCAACAAGACTGCCGCGTCGGCGAAGCGCAACAAGCGCTACCGCAAGTTCAACTACTTCGTGGCGCCACCCGGTGGCCACCTTGCGCCTGGCGTCTGGAAGCGCGAAGGCCGGGAGGTCACGCCGATCCTGATCTTCGTCGAGGCCGTCGACTATCGGAAGCGGTTCGACTTCTTCGGCAAGGGCGAGACCTTCGCGAAGCTGCGCTTCCCGATCGAGATCGACAACGCGCTCCGCCGCGTCTTCAAGCGCCAGGCCGGCCGATAGGTCACGGGTCCCTCTGGCAAACCACCCCGATGCGGGTAATTCGAGCCCCGGTGTTTCGCTAGTAAGCCACTGAAAAACCTGGGTTATAGCCCGGTTATGGGGTTATGAGGGTTATGGACGTCTCCGTTTCCGAACTCGCGCGGATCAAGGGCGTTTCGCAGCCCGCGATTTCGAAGCGGCTGAAGCGCTTCGTCGAGAATGGCCTGCTCACGACCCATGTCCAGAACGGCCGGACGATGGTGAACCTGGCCGCATGGGACAGCGTCACGCAGGAAGCGACGGACCCCGCGAAGATCGTCGCCCGCGAGACGGTCGCCAGTGTTCGAGGTGGTCGCGCTGCGGATCCCGCCGAGCCGGTGGATCTCGGTTCGAAGGATCCGACCTACACGCAGGAGCTCACGCGCAAAGCCGGCTACGACGCCGACCTGAAGGAGATCGAGATCGGTCGCCTGCAGGGGCGGCTGCGCGAGGTCGGCGACATCCAGGCTTCTGCCTCGAAGGTCGGCGAGCTGATGGTGCGCGATCTCGAACAGCTGCCGAGCTTTGCTGACGACTTCGCCAGTGCGCTGGCGGCGGGTGGTGTCCAGGCGCTGCGCGAAGAACTCAAACGCCGGGTCCGTGCCATTCGAGAATCGATGGCGCGGAACCTCGCCAATCTCGCGGCCGGGTCGACCGGCGACGATCCGGAAGAGAAAGCCAACTGACGATGACGGTTGCCTTCCCCAGCGTCCTCGGCCTGCTCGCCATGACGCTCGCCGAGATCATCGCGCCGCCGCAGCCGCTCGTTCCGTCGCAGTGGATGACGGACAATCTGTTCGTGCCCGATGGCCCGCGCGCCGGCGGTCGCTGGGATCCGAAACTCACACCCTACGTCGCCGACATTGTCGACGCACTCGGGCCGGACGCGGCGAATACGATGGTCGCGGTTCGCAAGAGCGCGCAGACGGGGGTGAGCGTCGCGGCGATCGGTCTCGCCGGCGCCTATATCGACGGCGCGCCCTGCCGCATCGGATATGCGCTGCCGACGATCGACGCGGTGCAGGAGTTCAACCGCGAGAAGCTCACGCCGACGATCGAGCAGACGGACGTGCTGTCGGCACGTATCCGAGGGCAGGTCTCTCGGTCGGGTCTAGGCTCGACCGTCACGACGAAGCCATTCCCCGGCGGCTCGCTGCGCCTCATCAACGCGAACGCCGCCGGCGAGCTCAAATCGAAGACGCTGAAGCTCGGCATCGGCGACGAGGTCGACGAATGGGCGGATGATCTCGACGGGCAGGGCGACCCCTGGGACCTGTTCCAGGCGCGGTTCATCTCGTTTCACGCGACGGGTGACTATCGGATCCTGGCGCTGTCGACGCCCACGCTGCTCGGTTCATCGCGGATCGACGCGCTCTACATGCGGGGCGACCAGCGCCGCTGGCAGGTCGACTGCCCGCAATGTCGCGAGGCGTTCTTCTTCGAGTTCGGCAATCTTCGTTTTGCGAAGAAGCCGCCCTATCGCGCGCACTACGTGGCGCCGTGTTGCGGTCGCCCGATCGAGCATCACGAAAAGGCAGCGCTCGTCAGGGCCGGCCGGTTCGTCGCGACGAATGCCGAGGGCCTCTATCCCTCGTTTCATGTCGACGCGCTGATCTCGCAACTCACGACGTGGGACAAGATCGCCGAGGCCTATCTCGTCGCCGAGGGTAACGAGCAGAAGCTGAAGTCGTTCTTCAACAACGTCCTCGGCCTTCCTTACGAGATCAAGGGCGATGCGCCGGACCATATACGGCTGCTCGAGCGCCGCGACGACTATGAAGAGGGAGCGATCCCGCCGCTCGGGCTGCTGCTCGTCGCGGGTGCTGACGTGCAGCACTCCGGCATCTGGGTCGAGATTGTCGCCTTTGCGCCAGACCGTCAGTCCTGGTCGGTGTCCTCGCGCTTCCTGGAAGGCGATACGACCGATCCGCAGTCCGGCGCCTTCCTGAAGCTTGCCGCGGTCTACGACGAACGGTTCGTCGATGCATTCGGCAATAGCCGTCAGATCGACGCGATGGCGGTCGATGCTGGCGATGGCGGGCGCGCCAACCAGGTCTATGCCTTCGCGCGTGGCCGTCACCGTGCCTATGCGATCAAGGGCATGTCGGGCTGGAATCGGCCCGCGATCGGCACGCCGACCGATGTCGCGATCACGCTGAAAGGCGTGAAGCTCAAGGGCCGCTCGCGCGTCTGGCCCGTCGGCACCTGGTCGCTCAAGGGCGAGTTCTACGCAAACCTCCGCAAGGAAGGCCGCAAGGCCGGCCAGGAGATCGACCCGCCGGGATATTGCCATTTCGGGCAGCACAACGATCTCGCCTATTTCCGGCAGATCACGGCCGAGTATCTCGCAGAGCAGACGGTGCGCGGCCGTACGACGCGGGTCTGGAAAGAGACCGGGCCGAACCACCTGCTCGACGCGCGCATCTATGCGATGGCGATGGCCGAGCATCTCGGCCTCACGCGCAAGACCAAGGAAGAATGGCAGGCGCTGGCGCGGCTCTATTCGGTTCCTGTCGATACGGGCGAGCTGTTCGTCTCGGCGCCGATCGAGGTCGAGCGGCACACGCCGCCTGCCGCGGAGATTGCGGCCGATTTTGCCAAGGCGATCGAACCGAAGAAGACCGCACCACGCGCGCAGGTCGGACGTCGCGTTCGCTCGCGAGGAATTTCCTGATGACTGTCATTTCGGCCGAAGTTGCGCAGCGGAACCTGAATGCATGGATCGCAGCCTCCGAGGCAGTAGCGAGGAACCAAGCCTATGAGATCGAAGGTCGAAAGCTGACGCGCGCGAACGCGGAGCATATCGACAAGATGATCTTGTTTTGGGAGGCCAAGGTTGTGGCTGCGACAAGCTCGCGTCGTAGTCGCACGCGTTATGTGGTGCCGATGTGAAGGAGGTGCCTCGCCTCGCTTCTCTGGCAGTACGTCCGACGCTGACCGACCGTCTGGTCGGCTGGGTCTCGCCTAAGGCAGGTGTCGAGCGACTTCGCGCGCGCGCGATGCTGTCTTTGTTGGGGGGGTACACCGGCGGGCGTCGTGATCGTCGTGCGACCCGAAATTGGCGGCCCCGCGAAGAGAGCGCGAACGCCGACATACTGCCGGATCTTCCGGATCTGAGGGCGCGATCGCGCGATCTGATCCGCAACATGCCGATCGCCACCGGCGCCATCGCGACGGCTGTCACCAATATCGTCGGC